TCGTTGGACAACTAGGAATGGAGCAACAGACTGGAGAGTCAAACTAACTATACCTTCTGAAAGTTCACTCAATGAACTGTTTTTTGGAGGCAGTAACAAAAATGCAAACAACATAGACTACAAAATATTAGGACCGTTGTCAGATCTAGGGGGAATAGTTTTTCCAATTACACCATCAGTAATAGTACAACACCAAGCAAACTATTCACAATTGGCAACCACACATGCAAATTATCCTTACTATGCATATCAAAATTCTGAACCTGCTAATTTAACTATTGTGGGAGACTTTCCTGTGCAAAATCAAGAAGACGCGGCTCACTGGGTAGCAACAATGCATTTTTTAAGATCAGTCACAAAAATGTTTTTTGGAGGAGATGATGCAGATAAAGGAAATCCACCACCAATTTTAAAATTTAATGGTTATGGTAACCATGTTTTCAAAAATGTGCCAGTTATAATAACAAACTTTACATGCGAACTACGTTCTGATGTAGACTACATTGCAACGTCACAAGGTGGCAGGCCAACAGCCAGAACAGCAAGACAATTTGGTTCTAGTGATGACGGTTTTGTGACTTTAAACAGTGCAAGTAATATTCCAGAAACATGGGCTCCTTCTTTAAGTACAATAACAGTTCAAATTCAACCAGTATACTCAAGAGACACAGTTAAGAATTTTTCAATGAGAAAGTTTGTGTCAGGCGAGTTACACAACTTTGGTGATAAAGGAAAAGGAATAGGATTTATTTAATGGCTGAATATTCAAATACGTCTCCTTATTTTGCAACTGATCAAAACAATATCAGTTTAGGTGTTTATACACCTAGAACAATCACAGCAGATGATGATGATGTAACCTACACCATTGATAAAATTTATGCTTATAGACCCGACTTGTTAGCATATGACTTATATGGTTCTCCAAGACTTTGGTGGGTGTTTGCTCAAAGAAACCCTAACGAAATAGAAGATCCAATTTATGATTTTGCTCCTGGAGTTACAATTCAATTGCCTAAGTTAAGCAATCTGAAACAAGACTTGGGAATCTAAAATGGCAGATTTTAATAATCCAACAACGGGAAATTCAGTTTTTGCTGGACTTGGACAAAAGTATGTAAAAAATTCTTTAGTTGAAGAAAATGTTTTACATCGTTATGCAAGTTACAACTATGTGTTAACGTTAAGTGCTTTAAGTAGAAATCAATTAGACAACCCAGACAACATTCCAACAGACGCACCGCATGATATTATTGCACGTACCGGCGGCATAGGTGATCCTAATACCACTGGCATTATTGATGATACAGGAACTATAGACACCGCTGGCGACAGAACAATAAAACCAACAGCAAAACAGGTGATTGGTGAAAGCCAAAGGGTGTTGAATAAAGGCAGAGATCTTTATTTTAACAGTTGTGTAATTGACAGTTTTCCAAGACCAAACGAATTTAGAAAATTAATGAATTATACCAAAATTGAAATGCAACTAGAAGAACCCAACGGAATAACATTTTGGGAAAAGTGTAGAGCGGCCGCTTTTAACAACGGTTACAGGAATCACACAACAGCACCTTTTTTAATCACAATAGAGTTCAAAGGATTAGACAGTTTAGGAAACATGATTGATAGTCCAGTGCCTAAAAGAGTTTATCCTGTGCGATTATCAAAATCATCTCTACAAATGAACGCTGGTAGTACAACATACACAGTAGAAGCATATCCATGGACAGAATTTGCAATGATAAACGCTTTCTTGTTCACACGTTCAACTGGTAGAATATTATCGAACGCAGGCGGAACAATCCAAGAAATGTGTACGCAATTTGCAAAAAACTTAAACAAAGACATTTTAGATAATGAAAAAAATGCTGGTCTTAGAGAAACAGTAGACAGATATGAAATTACTGTTGACAATGACATAGGTAGATTAGAAACAAAATCTGGAAATCAATATCCAGTAACAGGACCTTTGGGTATTTTTACAGTGGCACGACTGTCGCCCGTGACCTATAGGAAAAATACGTCTATAATAAAAACAATAGAAGACCTAGTGAGACAGTTTGAAAAATATAATAATATAGAAAAAATTATACTTGATCAAGCCAAGCGGTTTGCAGATGGAACCAAGATATCAGAAGAAGAACAATATGTTGATTGGTATAAAATTATAACAACTGTAAAGGAAAACCCCGAATTTGATAATGTGTTAAAAACACACAGCAGAACAATTAGATATCATGTTAAAACTTTTAAGATACACATTCTAAACTTTGTAAAAGCAGGGTATGGATTTAGTTTTGATTATGATCTTGCTGTAAGAAAAAAATTCAATTACACGTACACAGGACAGAATTTAGACATTTTAGATTTAAATATTGAATATAATGCAGGGTACTATCAATCTATTTTACGTAAAGCAGACCCAAGTTTTTTTAATAAAATTTTACAACAAGGAAAAAAGGTTGTAAGGTCACTTTTTGGAAGTGGAACGTTTGAAGCGGACACTCTTTTGCCCTTACACCAATACATTACAACAATCGACAGCGAAAGTCCAACAGTGCAAGGACAAGACGAAAGTATTGGAGCCAAACAAGCACTTGGCAACGCACAGTACGACTATCTTGTTAATCCTAAAGGAGACATGGTCAATGTTGAAATGAAGATTATGGGAGATCCTGCATTTTTAGGACAGGACTATGCTATACCTATGAAAATGGGAAATGAAAAAGTTCGTGCAAAAATTGGACCAAATTTATGGGACGCACAATTAGGAGCATTTAATTTTGACAACGGTGAAGTTGTTGTACAACTTAATTTTAAATTTCCAAGTGACTTTGACGAGAACACAGGACTTTACAAATTCAATACTGAGGCCACTCCACAGTTCAGCGGCTTATATAGAGTTATTAAAGTAGAAAGTAATTTACAAAACGGACAGTTTACACAAAATTTAACAATGGCAAGATGTAATAATCAGCAAAAAGTCACAGCCGCAACATTAAGATGGAGTGGACAAAACAGTGACGATGGATCTAAAAGTGCTACCGGGTCCAGTGAGAACTTTGGTATAGGAGATACGGATGGCGCTTAATCAAGGATATTCATCTTCACAAAAACAACAGAATGACAAATCATATACTGATTTAGACGCTGGCCCATATATTGGTATAGTAAAGGAAAACAAAGACCCAACCAGAATGGGCAGAATAGGTGTTGTTATTCCTGCTATTCATGGTGCTCAAAATGTAAGCACTGAAAATTTAATTTCATGTGAATACCTTGCTCCTTTTTATGGTGCAAAAAGTCCTACTGCTGTTAACACATCTGATGTAACAAATTATGAACAGTCGCAACATTCCTATGGTATGTGGATGGTTCCACCTGATATAGACACCAGAGTGCTGGTGACTTTTGCTGAAGGCAAAATTACTCAAGCATACTGGATGGGCTGTATTCAAGAACCTTTTATCAATCACATGACACCCGGTATTGCAAGTTCAAAAAATACCTACAATCCTGTATTGGGAGACACTGACATCTCAAATAGAGCAGGTATATACGGAAATGATAATCTTCCAGCAGGAGAAGTCAACAGAGGAATATTTGATAGTGTAAGCCAAGCAGGTTTTGATAAATTAAAAAAACCTATACACCCTTTTGCACGTACATTAAAAAATCAAGGGTTGGTCAAAGATGATGTTAGAGGAAATACTACTTCAAGTGCTAGAAGAGAAACACCAAGCCAAGTATTTGGTATCAGCACTCCAGGCCCTATAGACAACAGATCAAAAGTAAAAAAAAGTGTTGGAACTTTAGACAATAAAGAACAAAAAGTTTTAACAAGAAAAACTGGTCACACCTTTGTGATGGATGACGGTGACGCTGAAGGAGCCAATCAATTAGTAAGATTGAGAACTAGTTCAGGGCATCAATTGTTAATGAGTGATTCTGCAGGTGTTGTTTATCTTGCAAACGCTGATGGCACAGTATGGATGGAATTTTCAAACAACGGAATGGTTGATGTGTATGCTCAAACAGGATACAATTTAAGATCTGGCGCTGACATAAATTTCCATGCAGAAGGTAATATCAATATGTATGCAAATAAAAGTGTCAAAATAAAAGCAAATGAAGAAAATGGAACAGTAGCAATAGACGGTGCTAACATTTTAAATTATGCATCTGATAACATTACAAGTTTTGGAACAAATGTTTATCAAAAGGCAACTACAAATATTGTAGCAGATGCTGGGCAAAGAAATATTCAACAGGGCATGACTAGAGTAGATCTTATTGGGGGCCAAGTACATTTCAACAGTTATGGTACAATTGGAAATCTTGTAACTCCTTTGTCAAGAACGTCTTACACACAACCAACTGGCACAGGTACGTTGTTAACAAATTATCCAGATGTCACACTTAGACCTTTAGATGAAATATATGAAGTTGACAGAGCATTGCCAGGTATGTCAGGCATGAGAGTGCCAACACATGAACCATTTTGGGGACACCAAGATAATGCTCCTGCTTTTGGATCAGTTGGCGGCACAACAACTGCTATTGGCACGCCAGGCCATATAGAAGATCTTAACAGAAAAAGTAATTTGATGAGTGTGCGTTGGGCACAATATAAAGCAGACATTGATGCAGAATTATTTAAAAAGCCAAATTCATCTGCTGAATCAGTTATAAATCTTTTCAATGGCGGCAAAGGAAAAAACTTTTTTACTAACACTGACGGCTATGCAAGTTTAAGCTCAAAGGAAAGTGAGACTTACAATCAAATAATAGCAACACCAAACACAGTGGCTGGAACTGCGAATTTTTCTGAAGTAGTTGTAAATCAATCAGGAGTGCTGTACACATCTGGTACAACAAACCAAACAGAATCAGGTCCAATTAAAAATACAGGCAACCTATCACAGGTTAGAACAGTAAGTTCAGGATCAAATGTATATAATAATGTTTCTAACATGACCACTACATATAAGAATGTTGTTGGAGGAAAAGTAACCTCAGTTGTGCAGACAGTAGAAACGGTAAGTACAGTTGCTAGAACAGTTGCTACTTTAGGTAAAGTTGCTCGTAGTGTAGGAAAATATTTTGGATTTTAATCATGGCATACAATAGTTCATCAGGAAACGGATCAGGATACATCGGCGGCAGGTCTGTGTTTAAAGGATTCAGTTCAAAAGCAGACAAAAACAATTTTAAATTGTATGACTTTGCTTTAATCAAACAAGACCTAATAAACAGATTAAGTGTGAGAAAAGGTGAAAGAGTTGAAAACCCTGAATTTGGTACAATAATATATGATGTACTTTTTGAACCATTAACTGAAGCAGTCAAGCAGGCAGTAGCAGATGATATTACAGCAAATTTGAACGCAGATCCAAGATTACAAACAGAAGACATCATTGTAAGTGAATTTGAACACGGTATTGCTGTGCAGGCCACTATACGTTTTGTGCCCTACAATGTGGTAGAAAAACTTACATTTAGTTTTGACGAAAACAGCACCCTGCGTCTATCTTAATATACGCACTTTTCCTAACATATAAATACCGTTGTAATTACAATGGCCACAACAGATAGACAGAACAGACTTTTAGTAGCCGAGGATTGGCGTAAGATATACACATCTTTCCAACAGGCTGATTTCAAATCTTATGACTTTGAAACCATTCGTAGAACAATGGTTGCATATCTGAGAGAAAATTATCCGGACGATTTCAACGACTACATAGAAAGTTCAGAATATGTTGCTCTGTTAGATCTAATTGCTTATGTGGCACAATCACTTTCATTTAGAGTTGATTTAAATGCTAGAGAAAATTTTTTAGAAACTGCTGAAAGAAGAAATTCGGTTTTAAGATTGGCAAGACTGATCAATTACAACGCCAAAAGAAATCTACCTGCAACAGGATTATTAAAGTTTGATTCAGTTTCCACTACAGAAAATGTAATTGATTCATCTGGTACAGATCTTGCAAGTACAACAGTTGTTTGGAATGACGGAACCAATGCAAATTACAGAGAACAATTTGTTAATATTCTAAACGCCGCAAATGCTTCAGGACAAGTTTTTGGCAAACCTGCTGAGTCTGATACTATTGGCGGTATTAAAACAGAAATCTATAATACAAGTTCTAACAACACAGACCTACCTATCTTTACTTTTAGTAGATCAGTTAGTGGAATAGACCGAGCATTTGAAATTGTACCATCAACAATATCTGGATCTGAAAGCATATATGAAAACACCCCAATTCCAGGTGGCGCTTTTAGTTACATATACAGGACAGATGGTGCTGGCGATACGTCAAATAACACAGGCTTTTTTACTTTGTTCAAACAAGGGGTATTGTCAAATTTAGAATTTAACATTGAAAACCCAACAACAAATTTTATTCAACCTATTAATGTTCAAAACATTAATAATTCCGATGTATGGTTATATGAACTTGATGATTTTGGACAATTAGAAAATCTTTGGGACAAGGTTCCAACTACTTCAGGTAACAATGCAATTTATAATTCATTAGCAAAAAGTCAAAGAAATATCTACAATGTTGTTACAAAAAATAATGATACAGTAGATTTAGTTTTTGGTGATGGAAACTTTTCAAATCTACCTTCAGGTGCATTTAGATCATATTATAGACAATCAGACAATGCGTCATATTCAGTTCAACCTGCAGACATGACAGGTATTAACTTTAGTATAGGATACAATGATAAAAATGGTGCTCCACAAACATTAAATATTTCAGCATCACTACAACAATCAGTTTACAACGCGGCGCCAACAGAATCATCTGATTCAATCAAAGAAAAAGCACCACAATCTTATTACGCTCAAAACAGAATGATTACAGCAGAAGATTACAATGTGGTACCTTTGTCAGCCTCGCAAGAAATTATTAAAGTAAAGTCAGTTAACAGAACAGCATCAGGTATATCAAGAGCTAAAGAAATTGTTGATCCTACAGGTGCATATTCTAACGTTAGTGTTTTTGCTGAAGACGGTATTTTATATAGAGAAGAAACAACACCTGCCTTTAGTTTTACATTTAACAACACAAATGAAATTTTAAGTACAATTAACAACAGTGTTGAAAGCAAATTAAAAGATGCTACTTCAAGTCAATTTTTCTATTTCAAATATGGAACAAAAGATTTAAGTTCATTGTCAGCGTCATGGGTAAGCACTACAACAGGTACAAATACTAACACAGGTTATTTTAATGCAAGTGGTCCTTTGGCAGTTGGAGGATTTTCAACTTCTAATTTAAAATATGCAAAAGTTGGAGCACTTATAAAATTTACATCTCCAGACACTAGAGAATTTCTAAATGGAAAATTAGTTACAGCAGGCACGGAAAACGCACAAGACAGAGCATGGGTAAAAGTTTCAGGCCTAGAGGGTGATGGATCAAATTTTGGCGAGGGAAATTTAGAGTCAGGCGTTGGACCAGTGACACTGAATGATATAGTTCCTGCAAACGCAGTGTTGAATCAAGTATTTCCTGTCTTTACAAATACTTTTACTAGTGTTTTAAAAGATGATATAATAGAAAGAATAAATGCATTTGAAGAATTTGCATTAAGATTCAATGAAGAAACTGGTGAATGGATAGTTATTACATCTTCAAATCTGAGTGCATCAACAAGTTTTGACTTAACATCTGCAGGAGACTCAACTAACACAAATAAAGATCAAAGTTGGTTCTTTAAATTTACAAATGATGGAAACACCTACACAGTCACATATAGATCATTAGCATATATTTTTG